ATAGCTTGCTGGAGTTCAGATATTCACTAGGCACGGGCGCGGGGGCTTACGTTCTGGAAAAGACTGTAGGCAGGTTGGACGATGGAAGCGGGAGAGGCTATAGACAATCGGTTGGTACTGATTTGATCTACATGGGCGACCTGAATACAAGAGATAACCCTATACTCTTGCAGGTAAGGTTGAGCGGAAATGGTACTTTGACAAATGCAGGTTCGGTTATTCAAGTAATAAAATACTAGGCAATGCTAACAATATATAAAGACATCAATGCCAATGCTATCTTTATTGAGGACGCGAACGGCGTGCAGTTCCTCAATAGTCTGCAAGCATCTGCGAGTGGGGATAATGTAACGGTGTTGGACTTGGCGCGTGATATAGAGATAGTCACAGAAACGCATTATAGTGAGTTTGAAGATCAAGCGGGCGCAACTTATGGCAGTAATGCCGTGGAGGTTGTTAACGCATTAAACACCATCTTTCAAACAGCAGGAACGCCGACGGGAAGCGCGCCAACAATTACAAGCTCGCTAACCATTGCACTTGTTGAGGGGCAAACGGTAAATTACGAGCTTACTGCTGATTTTGGCGTAGGCTATGAGTGGGATCTATCAAACGTGGCAGGCATTACCACTGTAGAGGGAAACGTAAGAAAGCTTGTGGGCGGTAGTTCACTGAGTGCAGGCACTTACAATATCCCTGTAAAAGCGATCAATTACAATGGTGAGGATTCAGACACTATTGTTCTCACGGTATCTACGCCACCATTTGCAAACACCAAAAGCGTACAATTTTCAAATCAAGATTGGCTAGGGGCAAATGCAGGCATATTGCAGAATGTTTTAGGCAGGTCTAGCAATGGAAGCGGCTCTTCTGATGCTTGGACAATATCGCTGTTCTACAAGCCTAGCGCAACATCTCAGGGACAAACAATCCTGTATTATGGGGACAATGATGCTGCGAACGGTGGTTGCATTCAGGTGATGCAGATAAGCAGTGGCAACAACTATCTTCTGAGATTGAAGTATGGATCAAATAACAACAACCTCAGACTGCAAACCTCCAACGGGAGTCTTGTGGCTAATACTTGGGTGCATATCATCATTTCTTATGATGGAGGCACAACAGGAAGCGCGAGTGGTAGTTTGAATGACTACTATGGCAGGTTCAAAATATACCTAGATGGTGTTTTGCAAACCACCAACAACAGCCAAAGCAACTTTGGCTGGAGTGGTTCTGTCGACCCAGACAGTTGGAGGGTAGGCCGTTTTACCTCGGGAACTTACATGAGAAACAATTCAAAGGTAGATGAGCTGAATATATGGGATAGCGACCAAAGCAGTAATGCCTCCGAGCTATACAATAATGGGGTGGTGTTTGACACCATGACATTAACAGACCAACCCGTCCACAGGTGGCGAATGGGAGACGGCGATACCTTCCCTTATCTATTTGATACAGGGAGTGCGGCTAACTGCATATTCATAATGAACAACATGACCGCTGCAAACATTGTTAGTGATGTTCCTTCCTGATTATGCCAGAGCCAGTAAACAAGAAGCTATACAACCGCATAAAAGCGCGTATAAAGGCTGAGCGTGGACGGTGGTCTGCTAGGAAGTCCGAGAGGCTAGTACTAGAGTACAAGAAGGCAGGGGGAAAATACAGAGGTTCAAAGTCAAACTCAAAACTAAGAAAATGGCGAAGAAAAGAATGGAAAGCTATAAGCGCAAGCGGAAAAATTGTGGGGCCATGCGGAGCAAAACGTGCAAAGGGCGGAAAGGTTCTGCGATGCTTACCAAAAGGAAAAGCGCAAAGTCTTACAAGGGCTGAGCGTGCAGCAACGGCACGGAAGAAAATGAGATCCCGAAAGGGAGTAGTTTCTAACACAAAGAAAGCCAGAGTAAGACGATGAAAAGAGGTAGATCCCGCTTGAGGATAGGAGCTAAAGTAAGGATGGGAGGCAAGTCCTTCCGCATTACCAGAGCCACCGCCAAGGGCAAGAAATATAAGGCCGTGCCTCTCTCAGGAAAGGGGCGGTCTTACAATTTCGGGGCCAAGGGTTATACCATGGCTCCGGGCACTCCAAAAGGAGATAATTATTGTGCGCGCTCATCGGGGATAAAGTCTGGCAGGATTTCTCCTAACAGCTTTGCCCGTTGGGCGTGGAACTGCAAAGGAAAAAAAAGTTTGAAGAGATGAGTAAGAAGGAAGACAGAAAATTTACATCGGACCACGATACAAACTTTGACATAATCTGCGAGAAGATAGTGTCTGACGGGCTAAGTATTAGAGCTATATGTAGGGCTATTGTCACAGCAGAGATAAGGGCCAAAGGAGAAGTTGAAGACGAAGACGAAATAATAAGTAGAGCAACTACTGTTAAGGCATCTTTCTATAATAGAGTGTATAGCAACCCAGAGCGAGAAAGACAGTATCTAAAGGCAAAAGAAGCGAGAAAGCGCCTTGTATCCATGAGGGTGGACGAGGTTATCTTGTCCGCAAAGGAAGAGGTGCAAGACCGCATGTTTGATAGGGATGATACCAAAAGCAGTGTGTTACTTTTGCGCTTCCTTGAGGCAAACACTAAGGAGTACCGCGGGGAGACTACCAAGCAAGAGGCCACCGACAACAAGATGGAGATTCAGGTGGTTCATGTAAGCCAAGACAAAAATCGAAATGATTCAAACAACTCCTAACTTTGGCGAGATTGAGAAAGCATACCAAGATGGGAAGCGCGGTATTATCCTCGAAGGGGGGAGCCGTAGCGGAAAGACTTGGAGCATTATTCAATGGATGCTTTTTCACATGCTGAGGAGCAACAACCTAATGATAACCAGCGCCAGGGATCACTTTACCAACTACCGCAGGACGGTCTGGGCTGACATAAAAAAGATTTATCCAGACTTCTTTGCCGAGGCCACCAAGAACGAGACCTTAATGACGTTGCGCTATGGCAGTAATATGCTGAGGGCCTTTGGCACGAATGATGACATCATGGCTACCCATGGTCTTACTCAAGATATTCTGCACCTTAACGAGGCAATGAATATCAGTAGAGACACTAGAGACCAGCTGTTCCAGCGTACTGGCACTTTCTGGATTGTGGACTACAACCCCAGCGAGGAGGAGAGCCACTGGTACGACCTTGCGCAAGATCCAGACGTGCACTTTCACAAAAGCACGGTACTGGACAATGTTTTTGTCTTTCCAGCGATCCGCAAACAGATTCTATCCTACGAACCCACCGAGCAAAACAAGGAGCGAGGCACTGCAGACCTTTACAAGTGGAAGGTTTACGGCCTTGGAGAAAGGGCCAGCGGAGAGACTACGATCTTTACAGACTGGCAGACCTACAAAGACGATCCAGCGGGTTACGACTTGAAGGTTTACGGCTTGGACTTTGGCTTTGCCGAAGATCCTACAGTAGTTATTCAGGTTATTGTCGACGGTCACAATCTATATCTAAAGGAGATACTTTGGGAACATGCCCTGACCAACCCAGAGATAGCCAACGCCATAAAGGAGAGAGTGACGGACTTAGATGAGCATTACTTTGTCTGTGACAGTGCAGAGCCTAAGAGTATCACCGAGTTGCGTAATAATGACATTTCTGCCATTCCTGCTGACAAAGGAGTTGGTTCTGTGGTATTTGGGATAAAAAAGTTAAAAAATTATCGTATATTTGTCAATGAGATGTCAAAGAATTTAACATCTGAATTTAGGGGCTATAAGTGGAAAGTTGACAAAAACGGCAAGTTAGTCAAAAACACTAAAGGCCAGCCTATTCCAGTTGGTGGAAATGACCACGGCATCGACGCGGCACGATATGCCCTAACAAAGTTTGCGAGATGAGCATTGTAAATAAGATAAAGCAATTTTTCGGAGGAGGCCAAAAAGCGATCAGTCTGGATAGGGTTTACCAAGATCCCTATTCCGGTTATGATTTCTTCTTTGGCAATGATGACATAAAGAAGGCTTTCTTAAACAAGCTAAACAACGTAAGCGATGAGGCATTTCATGTGTTCCTTAGCGAGGCATATGGAAGTAACAACCATGTTTACAAGACTGTCAATAAGATTGTAGAGATGGGAGTGGGGCTTCCTACAGTCATAAGGGATGCAAGCGGAGAGCCTATCGAAGGGCCGGAGGTGGATGCTTTCCGTGCATGGCTCAACTCAAACAAAGGGCTGT